AGAATTGAAATAGAATGTGAAAGAAAAAGCCCCTGAATAGGGGCTTTTTCTTTAGGCATGAGAAACAGCGTTATGCGATTTCCAAGCCGCTTACTAACAGTTTACGGTAGTACCCGTTGCTTTCAGCGCCTAGACCTTTACCAACGGTGTCAGTACCATCAGCGTTCTTGGCAAAGAAGGGATTTGAACAAACGGCGTAGCGCGTTTTAAAGGCCATACGTGGTTGCATAGATTCAGGGTCTTGTGCACGGTGCATTTCAAGAGGAGTATATGGCACGTAGTAGATACCAGCATCCAATTCAGTTGCACCTTTGTAAGCTACAGTCAAGTAGTTCACGTCAGCAAATGGGTCGATGTAAACGCGTTGACCAGAAGCTAACACGCCACAGAAAGTTTGACCAGTAGGGTCTACTTCAAGTTCACCGTTTGCAGCAATTGCAGGAGAGAAGTCAAGCATACCCGCCATAGCAAGAGCAGAAGCTACGTTTGCAGAAGTCAACAGGCGGTTTGCGCGACCACGACGTGTATCAATCGCAACTGCGTTGTTTTCCAATTCAATACGGAACAACAATGCTTTAAGGCGTTCAAGTAACCAACGACCGTCAGTATCAGTAGTAAGGTTGAATTTACCAGCTTCTGCAGTACCAGTTTTCGCACCAATTTTTGCACAAACGTTCATGCGAGTAATGAATTCACGGTTCATTTCAGCAAGAATTTCATTTACAAGAAGGCTTGAAATGATTTCGTCTACGTTTTCACCGTGAACAGCTTGCATGTCTTGACGCAATTCATTAGTGTAATCAGCGTATAGACCACGAGTACCAACAGACACCGTTTGTTTTTCGATGCTGATTGCCATACGACCCCAAGCATTGCCGGCATCAGAGCCTAACAATTCACCTTTGGAAGTAGTCATTGCAGTACCAGAAGTAGGAGCATCAGTAGCGCCAGCGCCAGTTATGAATGCTTCTGTGAAACCTGAGCTTGAACCAACTTCAGCGCCTGCACCAGAGTGAGCTGTATTTGGCTTACCAAATAATGCTTCTGGGCCAGTTTGCGAAGTGTAACGCGAACGTAGAGCAAAGATCAGTGTGTCTGGAGTAGTAGCAGGCTGAGTACCGAAGAAATCCATAGAGATAAGTGCTTGTTGAGCACGTTTCGCCATACGAACTAATACAGGTGCCCAAGTTGCAACTGCACCGCCACCGATTGTGTTAGTAGGCGCTGCTTCATTCAACACTTGAACGTTTGCATTACACCATTTTTCTTGGTTTTCAAGAATTTGAGCCATGATGCCTTTTTTAGACAAACGGCTAAATGCTTGGCTGTTCGCTTCATCTTTACCTTCGATGATTGGCGTCCACTTTTCTACTGTTTCGTTAAATTGATCCATGATAATAGTTCCTAAAGATCATTGAGTTGATGAATTATTTAGTTGAGGAAAGTTCGACCAAAAGATCAAACTTTCTTGCCTTGCATTTGCAACAATGTTGCTTCAGCGAGTGAAATAGGCTTCTGTTGTTCTGCGGGGTCAGCTGCAGCAGGAGCTTTAGTTCCTTCGTTGAACTGATCTTGAGTACCAGCATTATCAACGGCGCCATCAACTTGTTTTTCAACAGTAGAAGGGGCGCGATGAGCTTCAGCAAGCGCTTTTACCATTACACCGAATTCAGCTTCGTCTGCAAAAGTCTGTTTTGAAATAGCTTCAGTGATTTTGTCACAAGCTAAATCTGAAAGACCGTCTGTAGCTTCAGCAAAGATTTCAGCGCGACGATAACCTGTTAGTTCGTCTAACAATGATTCTTTTTCAGTGTTAGCTTCATCTAATTGGGTTTGTAATGTTTCAACCGTGCCGTTCAACATACCGATTTTACCATCTGCATATTGACCAACTGATTCATTGAAAGCTACGGTATCAACACCTAAAAGTTTGCGAATGGCTTCTGAAGCTTCATTGACAACTTCAGCTTGTGCAGCTGATTCGAGTAGAGATTTATTAGCCTCACCCCATTGTTCAATGATACTTTCTAAAGCAGTTTCTACAAGACCTGCTTGATTCAAAGCCCATTCTTGTTTAGCGGATTCAAGTTGCGTTTCGACACCTGTAGAGATACCTTCCTGCAGCTTTTCTTCAAACGCTTCAACAATTTTGTCTGCTAGGGCTTCTTCAATACCTGCTTCAGCCAACAGATCAACAATTACTTGTGACATTTCTGTTTCCTTTTCAAAGAGTTTCAGCTCTTGTTACAACTACTAAGGTTGTATATTTCAGCCGTAAATTTTATTGTGTAAAGCCATGTTCAAGCGCTCTAAGAATTTTTCATGATCAAAGCCTGCAGCTTGTTCAGCTGTTTCAGCTTCATTAATCACTTCACCTTCTGGAGTGCGTTGTTCCCAACCGCCTGAACTAGATGGATACCACATAGCGCTTTCGTTTACAACATCAAAGTAGCAAGGTTGACCAGATGGAAGATCAACGGCATCAACCGCATTCATGCGATATTGTTCAACCGTGAACTTGTCACGAGCAAGTTTACCCATACCACGCGTAGAAACGCCCAACTTGAAACCTTCGTCAATTAGGGCTTTTAATTTACGCCCTTCATCCATAGACTCAAGCACCTTCGCCTTACCGATAACAGTGTCACCTTTCCACTCTAAAGAGTCGATACGGATAGCTGCCATCTTAGGGTTTGGAAAAGGATATTCAGGGTGTAAAAATTCCCCGAAAGCGCGTCTTTCATTGATATATTCAGTCTTGTATTGGTCTACGACTGCTTCCATCATTGACTTAGGGTAAACGCGTCCATTACGGTTTTTCATATTACAACTGACGAACGGTCCCTCAATGTACATCGCTTTACCAGTAGAAGTATTCTCATTGAGAATCTCTACTTGATCAGTTGATTCGCGTAAAAACAATAGACCTTGTGTCATTTTGAGTACCCATATGCTTTACGGAACTTCATGGCTTTACGCATCTTACGTACTGTACGCTTGATAAAGCCAACGCCCATTGCCTTTTTAGTGCGCTTACCTGCTCTTGCACCCAACTTCAAATGAGTCTTCATAGATGAAGTCATTGGAACGCAAGCAGTACCTTCTGCATTTGGATGATAGCCAGGAGGACAAGATAATTTCTTGCGCTTCTTGCCTTTGAAATTCACCTTATAGATGAATTTCTCAACCAAATCTTCTGTGTTAATATCTTGCATCGCAATATTCTCACTTGTTTTCGTTGATGCCGTCGCCGCCAACAAATTTACCTTTGTAAGCCTTTTGGCATTCGCGCTTCAAAACAGCTAGACCATGGTCTAGACGGTTTGTAACAGCGCCTGTAAGTGCTTCAGTGCTATTACCTAGAGCACCACCTTCAGATTCTTGTACTTGCAAAATTGCTTCTGCTAGTTCTTCTTTAAAAGCCATTTGGATCTTCTCCTTCAGTAGGTTTTGGCATTTTTGCTACACGCTCTTTTTCACGCTTGATTTGCTCAGGTGTGAAACGAAGGATGTTTTCATATACCCATTCATCTGAAATATATTTACCTACATACTCGTCCACGCTTCCAAGATTGGAGAACCGATTCATCAACTGGTCTGTTTCTTGCTGATCTTCAACCCAAGAATCAGATAACCATTTGAAATTCAGATTAGGAGCAATATCGCGTTCCCATTCTTCGTCTGTAACAATATTTTGAGAAACAGCTTGAATTTTGAGAAGAGGAATGAATACACCGTCAGCGTAGCGTTTACGCTTACGCATAACGAACTTATTAAACTTCCATTCATCCCTAGTCATTTCAGCGTTTCTGTTACCAAATAGAGTAGGTTGTTGATCGCCTAAACGCCCTTCAGGTGTGTTTAGAGAACGGTACAGAAGTTTTTGGAAGTAAAGAATATCATCAATTTCAGAAAGGTTTTGAGCGCCAGCTAACGTAGAAACGTCTGAACCTCGACCGCCGTCTCGTACTGGGAACCAAAAGTCTTCAAGCATATGTTGTTGGTGACCTTTACCATTCACCTTACCAGACTTAGGATCATACTGCATCTTAGTCTTGTGTTCACGAATGACTTTCTTCATCTGTTCTTCAGCCTGTTTAGGCGGTAAAGAACCAACATCAACTTTAAACACACGCTTTTCTACAGAACGCGTCAAGCGATAGATCACCTGAGCGTCACGTAGCATTTTTAAATTATTTAGTGGTTTTTTGGCTTTTTCTAAATCTGATACAACAACGCCTGTAAGAGGATCTTTAACACCTGAATGCACGTAAATAAGGGCATCCTGATCTAGTATCTGAGTGTCTAGGCGCGTGATAGCAGGCATTGACAAACTGTTACTGAAGGTATTGTATTCAGGTGCCCAGAAGGGGTTGAATACAAAACAATCTTTGATACGGTCAATTACTTCTACTTGTTTGCGGTCAACGATTGCTGATTTCTTTTCAATCATCTTGACCTTTTGAACAGTTCTAGAGTCAAGAAATACCAGCTTTTTGATACCTTCTTTGTGTCTCGATGGGTCTAGAACAGGCTGAATATATTGACGCCCGTCAACATACCATTGTTTAATACGTTCGTAGCCGTTTTCATTGAAATCCATTAAATGAAGAAGGCGGTCAAATTCCTTTCTAAACTTTTCGCACATCGCTTCGCTCATTTCTAGCTTAGAGAAATCAAGTTCAACGGCGCGTTTGTCTTCTTCACAAGTAACAATAGAATTGATAATATCGTCCACCGCCATATCAACGTCAGGGTCAATAGCCATATCCCGATATTCATTGATAAGGGCAGCGGAGTTTTGGAACGTACCATCTATGGCTAGGTTGGCAGATTCATGGTGGAATCCGCTCAAAACCAAAGAACCATCTAATGGGTCTGTCGCTCTTAATTGTAACGGAGCGAGTTTTGCCTCGATCGCTTTTGCTTTTTTGCTAGTCAATCCAAACCATGAAGCTGCCATTTGTCACCTGCCTTAGCGAGTAGTGTTCGATGTAAACTGAAGGTAACGTAGAGTCACGTTGAATTCAGATGAGCTGTCCATAGAACCGCGATCCAAATCAATACCGTCAATAAGAGATGGCCAAGCGTCTTGAAGAGTATAAGTCTTCACAACACGGTCATTTACATCAAGCATTTCAACAGTGATATCACGTAAGAAATCAGTGTAGTCCAATGAAGTAGTAGTATTTGATTCACTACCATTGATGTATTCTTGCCAAATTTCAAGCGTATTACGCACTTTGAAGTCATTCACGGCTAAAAGCGTGATTGAGAACTCTTCGAACTGACGGTCGCCAGGAAGAGGTACAGTACGTCCTTCAAAAGGCACTTCAATTACACCCATAGTTGACGAAGGCGTTTTTGAAGAACGCCCTAATACAGCTGCTTGTTTCACAACGTCTGCTGTACCTGCGAACTCAGGAAAGTTAAACAGAACACGGAATTTGTGGTTACGATACAAACCACTCTTCACCGAATTCTTCAAGTCTTGTACTGACATGTTTTCATCCTTATGAAATTGAGGGAGTTTCCTCCATCACTCTATTTATTGAGCTTCGTTTTCTCCAAATGAAGCGTTAGAACCTTCAGCTTGGAAGTACAAGTCAATGTAATTGATGCTGTACTGAGGCCAGATACGGAAGTTAGCTACGAAACGGTTTTCTTGGCGAACAGACAATGGGTTGTTATTTTCATCAACCTGCGTTTCAACCTTTTCAAATGCTTCCTGTGTAACCATCTTACGGAAGAATGGATTCACAGCATTCAAGAATTGAGAACGCGTTTCTTCATTGTTGTTTTCAAAGAAGTAATATTTCGCGTAGTTGGCAATAGACTGCTCAGCCACAATGAACGCAGAACGAACGTTGATACGGCTGAATGCTGTAGGTTTAGACGTAGTCATCTTGTCACCAAGAAGTACCATACCGTCAGAACCTGCATCAATAATAGAGTTTACGCCGATTTTGTACAACTCATCGCGCTCACCCTTTTCAGCTGACCAAGCTAACTTGTTATAACCCGCATACACGCCACGAGTATAACCAGCGTGAGACTTCCAAGCTGATACTTCATCGGTAGTACGCGCTTTCAGACCAGCTGTGCCGCCACAAGTTGGAATCCAAACAAAGCGGTCATTGTACTGATCGTACACTTGAGCCCAGTTGTCTGTAGTGAACACATACGTAGAGTTAATGTTGAAACGCACATTACGGAAGTCAATGACAGAAGTCATTTCATTGCCGCTATTGTTTACAACATCTTCCATATCTGGAGCCACAAAGCCAATACAGTCTTTACGCCCTTCTACCACTTCATGGATCAGCTTTTTCTCTAGTGGACGCAAAGCGCCAAATAGATAGTTGATCTTGTAGCGTTCAGCGTTTTTGAACATTGACAGACCTTCATAGAGGGTTGTGTCATAGTCGTCGACACCGCCGTCAAGAACGTAATCGTCTGGCTCAATTGTAGTCAACGCTGGGTTAACATAGATCCACTTCGATTGACGGTTGATAACGTCAAGAATATAGTTACTTGAACCATCTTCTTTCTTGCTACCCTTAGTCAGTGATACAGATTCATATTTTTCCAACAATGTACCATAGCCACCTGCCTTTGTGACGTTAGAAACAATGTGAAGGAAATCATCAGTCTGAATAGACGGACGTTCATTACCCAACACAAGATTACGCATGCTGATAATAGCAGTGTTTCCACTTACTTTAGTTTCAACAATAGCGTATTTTGTGCTATTTGAAGCTGCTGCCATAAACTTGGTCTGAATATCTGCAACAAGATCAGCAATAGAAACGTCAGTAGAATATTCAATAGCAGCGCCACCAATGGTAATGGTAGACGTTGCAACTAATTCAGGCTTGCGAATGCGCTCAATGTATAAGTTGAATTCTTGATACGCAGAACCTGTTCCTTTGATTTTACCAGTTGTATCTACAACTGCTACCGCCACCTGACCTACATCTGGGACGTATTCAAAAGAATAAGCGAATGGCCACGTAGAGAATGAAGCGTTGTCTGCTACGCTGATCATAATACCGTTTGCTAGACTACCAGGATAGCGTCCAGCAAAAGGCGAACCAGCAAAGTCCGCAAATTCGAGCTCATCTTCATTACGGATTAAAAGGTTTGAATCAACCATTATTTATACTCCGGAGAAAATTGTTGAGTTACGCGCCTTCTCGCCTATCACACGTACAAAGAACATCTTGTTGGTGTAACGTAAAAAGTCCGCAGCAATGAAGAAACTTAGTGCTGTCTGCGCATCTGGTTTGAAAAAGGTTTCAGCGAACTGAGTACCACCAGTAGTGATAGGTGTGATTTGACCACACTTACCCCAACGTGCGTAACCTGCCATTGCCCCCATGGTGTCACCCTTTGTTTCGACAAAAGTGGTATTGTCTACTTCATAGATGTTGATCTGAGGAGAAATACTGAAAGCCATAAGACTTCCTCCTTATTTGATAGTTGTATATGTTCAACTGTTATTACTTAGTCTTGTTTGGTCAAACGCATCCAAACGATTCTCTTTCCTTTCGGAACTTCAACTTGGAACGCCGTGACAGCATTCTGATTGGTAACGTTTACATCTTGTACAACTCCATTCACAATTAATTCTACTGTGGCATTTGGTTCAGTCGTAGTGTCTACGATATGAAGTACAGGCGCTGATGAAATAGAGATTCTGTGATGAGCAACGTTATCAGAAGCCTTTTTATAGCATGCGTTTCTGGCTTTTTTACCAACAACTCGAACAAAAGCTAGTTTATTGCTATATTGCAGATAATCTTTTGCGATGTAAAAGGTCTCTGAGCTTGGAGATTTAGGAGGAAACATCTTCTCCAGATACTCGTCAATACCTTTGTTAATGAATATAGGCTTCATGACTGCGCCCCATTGGGCTGTACCAGACATAGCTCCTACCGTGTCGCCTGAGAACGGTACAGCCAAAGAAGTGGCGTCCGTCTCAAAAATGTTCACTTGTGGTGAGATAGAAAATGACATCGTATTTCTCCTGATCTATCTGTACTTATATGATTTGAATAGTGTATTCTTGTTCTACCTTATTGCCTGCTGCATCTGTAGACTTAAACACATACATGTCCCAATCAACAAGTTCTATAGAAAATGAATACGCGTTTGAAACAAGATCAATGGTTTTGATGTAAGACCCATTTCTGAAGATAGATATTGTTTTCACATCTTTGGAATATATCTCCAAAGTATTATTCACGCGCTTAATATCAATTTTTGGTAGAAGAAGAATAACCTGAACATTTTTAGACAGAGCATTTACAGTGCTATGGAAACGACCTTCTTTAGTTCTGACCATTATTGAATTCATTTTATATGAACCGTGTTTAAGTCTGAAACTATTTCCTGAGCCATCATTCCAATTGAAACCGCCGTCAACAGAGTATTCCCAATTGTAGCCTTCCGTGTGTTCTACGATAACTTTACCGTCATTGGTGATGTAATCTTTGTTAGACTCTCCGCTATCATTGCTCAATACTAACGTAGGTATAGGAAGGGATTTGTTGCGATAGTCTACTGTCAAAGAAATTGTATTCTCGTTGCCAGCATTAGATGTTACACCCAATAGGTATTCACCTCTAGTAATTCCTGAACTAAACAAGAAACGGTATACACCTTTACTATCAGATTTTGTCGTTTGGATGACGTCTCCGTTATAACGCATCAACTTGACTTCAACGCGTGGAATAGTTTGTCCTCTGATACGTTTGTATTCAGAATCAATTCCGGCTGTTATCTCTGGTTTAGACGTTTCAATGACGAACTCAGACATAAAGGTTGTCTCGCCCAACTCTCCGTACGGCGTAACTTGACGCACACCTACTCGACCTTCGGAGTAGACTCCATCAGGCAATTGGAATGAAGTTCCAAACCCCTTAATGTACCGTGAGCCATAATTTGTCGTATATTCCCAAGAGTTTCCTCCCTGAATACCCTTAACAGATATCATACCAGTATTGGAGATATGCGGTGCGTATGGTTTACTAAGGAATGGATCCAACTTATTGATGTTGTATTCATTATAATTTGGAACTGCGTCAGAGAATGAGACGCCAAAGCCAGCTGGGTGGAACATTTTTAGATAAACATCGGTGTACAAGGGTTCGTAATATTCTCTAGGGTGTTCAGACTGTACGATAATACTATACTCCGAAAACAACAGATCATCTTTAATCTGAACATTAGAATCTAGAATGAAATTATCATCTATACAAGCAATCAACTTGTTAGGGTTGATGATTGTAACCTGCTCACCGTAAAACACATTGAAGAACAACTCCAAAGCCTTTGATGTGCCCTTCAATTGATACAATGAGCGTAAAATACGGCTAGTAAGAATTGCGTCTCCGCCGAAAGCAGAAGCTTCAGGAAAACCAGCATCTTTCATCCAATTTTCTATAGTTTTCTTATGAACAAAATTGGATTGATATGTTTCCCCATCAGATGTCTTGAATATATTTTGCTCCGACGTCAAGAATGACTCTGGTATGCGTTCCATATTTAATATTGACATCATATTAGCAGACCACCAATTCGGCGCTCTCCAATCAGAAACGTGTATATCTGCCGTTTGCTGATCTAAACCACTAAGACGTTCATCCAAAGTTGCAACAAATGCTTCTGCATCGTCTCTTACCAGCTCTGTTTCACCATTTTGTATTCGACTGCGTATAACAGAATTCATAAACCCAGAATCGTTCATGAATTCATAATACGTTTCGATGAATGCCACCAACTTTGGGTACATTTCTTTAAAATGAAGTGGTAGATGTTTTCCAACTCTTAGATGATTCATAGTGATACTCCATTAGTTGTACCAGTACTCAATTGGAAGATCACACCTTTAGTCGCCTTCATTGATTTGTCTAGAGCAGAACGTTGCGCCCAAGCCTTCATCTTTTCTAGTTCATCAATGTAAAGGTTTTGAATGTATACCACGCCCTTAGTCTCGTCTACACTTCCGTATTTTCCAGGATACACTGAAACAGAACCAGTGACTTTATTCACCCTTTCCATTACAAGTTCTTTTCCTGAGGCAACCAGTCTATAATCATTTTTGTCGCTATTTGTTTCAATAGGCTTAAAGCCTGATACTAGAACAGACGAACCTAGAATAGCTGAGCCGTATTCTATTTTTCCGTTGTAATAATACCCAACTTCAGCTTCCGCAATCTCTTTGTATATCTTGATTTGAGTATCAGCAGATATAATAGAGTTATCTATAGACTTGATAAATGCATTAAGCATATTGTGATCAAAATCAGTAGAGAAATTTTCCAGATTTTTTGAAGAGTATGTCTTCACTGCTTCTTCAATTTTTCTATTCAATTGAGATCGAGAAAGAACTGTACGCTTCGGATTGTATTCATAGTCGACATCAACCGACAGATGGAAAATATCTGCATCTTTGATTAAAGGCGTAATCTGACCAACACACAAAGGTTGAATTTGTTCTTGTAGATTATCCTTTGTCATTTGATCTAGGTTTGTACCGTTTTTATATCTTGCTGCTATGAACGTGTAACCATACTTTGGCGGGTCATTCTGTTCTCCACCCCAAGCGTTCACAGATACTGAGTCGCCCATAATACGCTTTACTGCGGCTATGAAATCGGAAGGCGTTACACAAACGCCATTAGCTCCAAAGCCCAGAGGAGCTAGACGTTTAATTGACTCAATACTTTCTTCATCAGCCCCACCTTTACTGTATTCGCTCAATACAGTTATGCTGATATCAGTAGATCCGCCAATAAGACCACTAGCTGATAGTTTAGCAGCACCATTCCCTTCAGAACCTAGCGTAGCAATATAATCTACAATAACAGATTCACCATATTGTAA